CCGGCTAGAAGACTTCCCCGCCTTATACCGTGGCCCGCTTCAGATGCAAGGACAGATGATGTGTACCGGGTATAAGTGGGGTGCGCTCATGGTCTTGTACGGTGGCGTCGAGATGCGGATTTGGCTTATGACGCCACATGCCAAGACTGTAAAGGCTATTGAGGATGCCGTCATTGACTTTGACCGGCGACTGCATCTGCCCGAACCTGAATGGTACGACCTCGCCAGCGGCGCTGATGCTTCGATGGTTTATGCGCTTGGCGATCAGGAAGAGCCGATTGAAATCGAAAATGAGGAAATGGCTCGTGAATATTTAACTTTAAAAAATCAAGTTAAAGAAGCTGAAAAAACACTTGAGTTAATGAGTGTAAAATTCCAATCTATGATGGGTAATCATCAGACGGCTCACGCTGGAAAATACGAAATTAAATGGCCGTTGAGAAATTATAAGGCTCAACCAGAGAAGGTTGTGCCACCGAAAGACGCACGCCAGGTGCGCTCTAAAACGATAACAATGAAAAGGAAATAAAATGACAAAATCAGGAATGCTAACACCAACTAACATGACAGAGGCATTGGAATATTCAAAGATGATGGCCATGTCTTCAATGGTTCCCGCGAATTTTAAAGGTAAGCCAGCCGATGTTCTAGTAGCCGTACAGTGGGGTTTTGAAGTTGGGCTTCCCCCCATGAGCGCCTTGCAAAATATTGCCGTTATCAATGGCAAGCCCTCAATTTATGGAGATGCTGCTCTGGCTCTTATCACAAGCCATAAGCAGTATGCTGGTCATAAAGAATGGACCGAAGGCGAGATAGCTTACTGCATGATTAAACGTAAAGTTGGTGACGAAATTGTTGAGACAAAACAATCTTTTTCAATAGAAGATGCGAGACTTGCAAAATTGTGGGGGAAGCAGGGGCCGTGGACTCAATACCCGCAGAGAATGCTGCAAATGCGGGCGAGGGGATTTGCTATGAGAGATAGTTTTCCAGACGCACTGAAGGGTGTTATTACGGTGGAAGAGGCTCAAGATTTTCCTAACCAGGAAATGAAGGACATTACACCTAAACCAAAGGATAATCCTATGGATGCGATGTTTGGGAAGGAAGAGCCAGAAAATGTCCCTCAAATTGAGCCTGTGAGCAACGATGATGCTGTTGCAGACACTGAGAGTCCAGAAAAAGCTATTGTTACTCAAAGCGTTTCTATGGACGTTACAGAAGAAGACGATGAACGCGAATGGGAAATGATGGTTGGAAACAGTTTTAAAGAATATAAAACTGCAAAAGATTGGTCAAATGCTATGTTTTCAGCTTGGAAAGCAATAGAAGAAGATAGCAACCTTTCGTTTTTTGACCGTCGTCACAAAATTGGTGAACACAAAAACAATCACAACGATAGCATTGCCAGATTAAAAGATGAAGCACCACAAATAGCTAAACTTTTAAAAATTGATTATAACAAAATTTTAGCTAGACTTTCAATTAAAGCAAAAGATTCTGGAGAAATGAAATGATGATTGCTTTGACAAAGAGACAACGTGAAACTTTAACATTTATAAAAAAATATTATAAGCAAAATAATTTTATGCCTTCTGTTCGTGAAATTGCAGAAGCTTTTAAAATTAATCTTTCAAGTGCAGCAAAAATGAAACAAAGTTTAATTTCACGTGGTGCTTTAGTAGCTGGAAAACATAACGCAGCGAGAAGTTATTTAATTGTTGATAGCATTGATAGTAATTTAGCACAATTAAAAATATTACAAAAAACTGTTAATGAATTTATTTGCGCTCAAAAAGCTTTTTATAAAGCTTACGAAAACAATGAAGAAACAGAAAAACTAGGTCAAGAAGTGCGGTATGTTTTTAATTTATTATGCAAACAAAATGGGGAAATACAATGAGACATTATAGTTTAAAAGAAAAAGCTGCCGTCAAACGTGAACTTCGGAATTGTGCAAGAGTGACAGGCAATCCGCACTTGTTTTCACCAAGTGTTATTGAAACAGCGTGGGCAATCATGCAGTCTGCATCCAAGCAGAAAATTTACCTGCAACCACGGCCTTATCAATCTGCGTCAGAAGCTTATCTAAAACATTTTTAAAATATTAAAAATTATGAAAATACACAGGGGTATAAGTTATATAAGTTATACGACTTATACCCCATCGGTATCTGTTTCATGTGAAACATTCTGCTCACCATCGCAACAATCCAGGACAGGACGCTTACAGCGAACACATTCATAATGCCCTTTCACAAAAACATACCCTTCACTGCCAACTATTGCGCCGCACCAAGGACAAGTATCATCTAAAAAACTACTGCTCACACTCAAACAATCCTTTCTCTTCAAACCACCAATTTGGTGGCTGTGGCTCTAAATTATTTCCTACTGCTAAAACGCATATTTCATTTTCTTTTTGAAGCACAGCAGAAAAAGTTGGATTGTTTTTGTCTTTGTTTACATATAATTGAAATAGAATACTGCCGTCATGGGCTGGCCCATACATTAAAATCTGTTCGCCAACTTCTTTATTTCCAGCAACAAAAACTCCAACAGGCAAGCAAATTGTAGGAAGCATCATTGGTTTAAAAGCTGATTTGCCTAAAACTTTAATTGGAAATAATAAAATAAATAATATTATTAATAGTTTCATGTAAGAAATAATTTCCTTTCAGCAGCCCTCCTTAAAACGAGTCCTTTTAATATTTTCCCACCGGCTCTGCGCCATTTGGGGAACTCATCAGCCGCACCCTCAAAATCACCTCTGTTAATTTTCCTTCTTAATGTACTGCTTTGCAAACGCCCCGAACCTAAGTTGTAAACAAAGCTCTGCAAAGCTGAATGTTCATTCTCATTTAGCTCTACTTTGATAAGACGATCCACCGCTTTCTCGCTATTACGGATTTCTCGAAGAAGTAGCTCTTCGGCTTCATCTTTAGTAATTGGGGGGTGGTGTAAGGTAACACGACTGCCATTAAAGGACCAAGTAGAACCAAATCCAATGGTGGGAACCATTGCGGAGCAGAAGTACGGCTCAGAACGGAATCCTTCAAATGTTTTTATTAAATTTAAACCTATCTCATTTATTCTCATTTCCTTGCTCTATTAATTGCTCTTCCTCCAAACCAAAAGGCAATAACTGCCGCGAATAAGGCCTTCGTATCTTCATCCCAAACGGCGTTGAGAGCCTCAAGACCACTGATCCCGGATGCTGTGAGTGCAAGATAAGCTGAGATTTCGACAAAACAAAAGAGCAGGAAGAAAGCATAAGTAATAACAGGCCGGACGCTACCACGCAAACCATCAACCCATTTAACCCCTGTTGGTTGCATAGATTTTTGCAGTGCTTCAACTTCACGAATGTCTGCTTCGACATTAACCATTTCTAATTTTTGTATTGCTAGTTCTTTCTGTTGCTTTATCTGCACTTCCATTACAGCAAGCTCGTGTTTTTTGTCGCTTTTGTCCTGGAAATAATCCATAACCTTTGGCAAAAAAGAAGTGCCAAATCCTAGCAAAGAACCTAAAAGGCTTAACATAATCAACTCCCTTTAATTCTAAATATCTAACAACTGCCATTCCAATCATTTTGCTTTTAACTCTTT